GGAATAACCCTCTAAATGTTAAGAGTAAGTCTACTACAGCGAAGCCTGTACGCTCTGCGTCTATCGGCCCTGCTGGTGAACGTATTGGCGGTAACCCTACAGCCAAGGCGGCTAAAGCTGGACGTTTGGCACGTGTAGGTAAGACATTACTACGTGGCGCTGGTCCTATAGGTGCGGCATTGACTGTGGGTAGTCTTGCGTATGGTGCAGTACATCCTGACAAAGTTAAGGAACGTACAGGCCCAAGTAAGGCTGGCTTTGGTACAAAGAAGAAGAAAGCTGCTACAGCTCCTGCTCCTACTACCACTGCTACTACACCTAAAGTAGCCTCTTCTACACCTAAAGCAGCCGCAGCCCCTAAGACCTCTTCAGGTTCCTTCGGTTCTGCTTTCAAAACGGCTAAAGCTTCAGGTAAGTCTAAGTTCACTTGGAACGGTAAGTCTTATTCAACCGCCACTAAAGATGACGTGAAGAAGTCAGGCAGTAAAGACCTACGCACACACTTAAATAAGAAGACGGGCAAGAAAGCTACGTCCTTCGGTACAGCTTTTGCGGCTGCTAAAAAAGAAGGCAAAAAGACCTTTAAGTACAACGGCAAAAGTTACTCAACGAAGACCAAATAACCTACCTGTTCGGAGACAGATAAATGGTAGATGCAGTTAACACATACGAAGAAACCCCAGAAGACGGGCAGCACACATTAGACATGTTAGAAAAGGCCGAAGGTCTTGATAACCCTGATGCGTCTGACCGTCCTGAGTGGTTACCTGAGAAGTTCAATTCTGTAGAAGACATGGCGCAAGCTTATGAATCTCTTGAGCAGAAGCTAGGCTCTCAGGATGAAGAAGAGCACGAAGAAGAAGAGTACGAAGAAGGACACGAAGACCAAGACGAGCTAGATGCTATTGCTGAAGAGCTTGAAGAGATAGGGATTGATTTTGATTCGTTATCTCAAGAGTTCATGGAACTTGGTGGACTGTCTGAAGACTCTTATGATTCTTTAATTGAAGCTGGTATCCCACGTTCCGTAGTTGACCAATTTATTGATGGTCAAATGGCAGTGGCTGAACAACTTCAACATGAAGCCTACGAACAGGTAGGGGGCCAAGAAGCTTACGCTGACATGGTCACTTGGGCTTCTGAAAGCTTACCTGAAGCCTCTATTAATGCGTTTAACAATGCAGTAAATAGTGGTGACATTGAGACAGCAAATCTTGCTATTCAGGGCCTACAGGCTCAGTACCGTTCTGTTAACGGGAGTGAACCTTCACTCGTCATGGGCGAGACAAAAGCCGTAACAGGTGGGGTCTTTGATTCTGCCGCCCAACTGACCGCAGCAATGCGTGACCCAAGGTACAGCACAGACTCTGCATATCGACAGTCCGTGGCTTTGAAACTTTCTCGAAGCAACGTTCTGTAGATTCTGTCTCCGCAATCTTTAAGCCCCCGAAAGGGGGTTTTTTTAGTTTATACGCAACAACTTATTCCAAGTATCTATCGACCCTCTGCGGAGGACAATCTTTAAGGGAAAGGAAGTAAGAAGTAGCTGAGTAAACAACTTAATACAACTCAACAACTTAATACTTTACTTTAAATAGGTACATATAACATGGCACTTCCACATCAAGCCCCATCTCGTTTGGGCCAAGTAAACGCTGCTGGCGATGATCGCGCACTCTTTCTAAAATTATATGCTGGTGAAGTTCTTACCGCGTATGAGGAAAAGAACGTATTCATGCCTCTACACCGCACACGTACTATCTCTAATGGTAAGTCTGCAAGCTTCCCTCTAACTGGCACAGGTTCTGCAAAGTATCACACTGCTGGTACTATGATTGAAGCTGATACCATCAAACATGGTGAGCGTATTGTTACCATTGATGATCTGCTTATCAGTACACAATTCATTGCCAAAATTGACGAGGCCATCAACCATTATGATGTTCGTTCAATCTACTCTAAAGAGTCTGGTAACGCATTAGCTAACGTATCTGATCGCAACATTGCGCGTATCATTGCTAAAGCCGCTAAGATCACTAGCACAACTGAAGCTGCTACAGCATTTGGCACTTCGTTTGACGATGAAACTTTCACCTCTAACTTCAACATTGGTACTACCGCAGCACATGCTGTAGACGGTGCTAAGATCGTTGAGTCTATCTATAAAGCTCTTGAAGAGTTCGACAAGAAAGACGTAGGCGGTGAGAAGGTTTGTGTACTTCCTCCTGCTCAATACTACGCGCTATTGAACGTTCCAAGTGTAGCTAACGCTGCATGGTTGAACCGTGACGTAGGTGGCGAAGGTTCCGTAGCCTCTGGTGTTGTACCTCAGGTAGGCGGCGTGAAGATTATGATGTCAAATCATATCCCACAGACCAACCAAGCTACTGGTTCTGCTGACGTTGAGCCTTTAACTAGCTCACGTACCTCTGCGTACCGCGCTGACTACTCCAAGCTTTGTGGCTTGATCTTCACTCAAGATGCTGCTGCAACTGTTAAGTTGTTAGACCTTGGTGTTGAGTCTGAGTACCAGATTGAGCGTCAAGGTACATTGATGGTTGCTAAGTACGCTATGGGTCATAACATCCTGCGTCCTGCTTGCGCTATCGCACTATCTAAGATTTAAACCTTAGAACTCACAAAGGGTGGGGAGATTAATTCTCTCTGCCCTTTTTTTTCTTTTATAGAAGGAAAACTGATGAATCCGACAACCAAACTAGATGCTATTAATACCTTGCTGGCTACGATTGGTGAAGTTCCAGTTAACTCTTTGGAATCTGGTCTGCTGGAAGCCAGCCTCGCAGCACAAACGTTAGATAACGTAAGTCGTGCTATGCAGTCTACAGGTTGGACCTTTAACACTGAGCTGACCTTTACGCTTACACCTAATGCCAACAACGAGATTCCGTTACCTGCTAACTGTTTACACGTAGACACTACAGCAATGCGTATGTCTTCTGAGTCCGACCTAGTACAACGCGGTATGCGTATGTATGACCGTATTAAAAACAGCTTCACTATGACACAAGCTATTGAAGTAGACATGGTGGTTCTTCTTGATTTTGAAGAGATGCCAGAAACTGCAAGACGCTACGTAACTGTAAGAGCCGCACGTATCCTTCAAGACCGTGTACTTGGCTCAGATATGCTACACAGCTTCAATGCTGCTGATGAAGAATCAGCGTGGGTAGCTTTATTAAACAACGAATCAGACGTTAAAGATTTGAATATCTTTGACAACTACGAAACCTATTCAATTATTCGCAGAGGTTAACTACATGTCTTTAATCTCAGGTTCTATCCCTAATCTTTTAAACGGGGTATCTCAACAACCCCCTAGCCTAAGACACCCAAGCCAAGCCGAAGTACAAGAGAACGGCCTTTCCTCTGTAACACGTGGTCTTGAGAAACGTCCTTGTACTGAACACGTAGCTAAACTTAGCGGCTACACTGAAGCCTCCAATGTCTTCATACACCCCATTAAGTATTCAAGTGTTGAGGACTACACAGCAATCTTCAGTTCTACGGGGGTTAAGGTATTCAACCAAGATGGTACGGAACTGGCAGTTAAAGACGCTGATGGTAACCCACTTACAACGCTCCCGACGTACCTTTCTGGTATTACTGATTTTAACAGTTCCATTAGTGCAGTGTCTGTTGGTGATACTACGTTTGTGGTTAACAAGGTTAAGAACGTCCAACTGAGTACCTACGTTCCTACAGCACGTCCTAACGAGTGTATGTTCTACGTAAGACAGGCTGATTACGGCTTGACCTACACAATCAAAGTAGGCTCCGTAACTTCTACATTCACCACCCCTGACGGCAGTGTTGCTACACATGCTACACAGATTGGTACTGACTACATAACTACCCAACTGTTTAATAACCTTACCTTACCCACAGGATTCGTTAAGGAACAGATTGGTTCTGTACTATATATTAAGAATGAGACAGCCGACTTTACTGTTGAATCCAGCGACGGTGCAGGTGACCGCTTCCTATACTCATTTAAAGGACAGACCATTGACTTCAAAAATCTCCCTCGTAAAGGCAAGGTAGGCTTCAAGATCAAAGTGGCAGGTAGTAATGAGAAGAAGCAGGATGACCATTACGTACACCTCACTCAAGGTAATAACACCAATAACGAACTGATATGGAAAGAAACAGTAGGTGACCTAGCTGAAGACGGCACGGCACTTAAGAACCGTATTGATTCTCTCACCATGCCTCACCAACTCCGCAAAGAGGCTGATGGTTCCTTCTCCTTTATTCCGACTACTTGGGATGATCGGGCAGCAGGTGATGAAGCAACTAACCCACACCCCTCTTTCATTGGGTATAGGGTTAACGACATATTCTTTCACCGCAACCGCTTAGGGTTCCTCGCGGACGAGAACGTCATCTTTAGTGAAGCTGGAGAGTTCTACAACTTCTTCCCTAAGACCGTGTTGACTGCTTTAGATTCTAACCCTATTGATGTAGCAGTTAGCAACAACCAGATCAGTATTCTTAAACACGCTATACCCTTTAATGAATCACTATTGATCTTCTCAGATTTGACACAGTTCATGCTGACCTCTTCAGACCTCTTGACGCCTAATACTGTCCATATAGACGTATCCACAAACTTTGAAGCTAATTTAAGCACAAAGCCTGTAGGTGCAGGTCGTTATGTATTCTTTGGGTTCTCTAAAGGCAACTGGTCAGGTATCCGTGAGTATTACGTTGAACAGGCTTCAGAAACTAATGATGCTGCTGATGTATCGGCCCACGTACCTCATTACTTAGAAGGTACTATTAGAGGTCTAGCCGCATCTTCCAATGAAGATATGCTACTGGTTCTCACAGAAGATAAACCTAACTCAATCTTTGTATACCGCTACTATTGGCGCGGTGACGAGAAACTACAAAGTGCTTGGTCAGAGTGGACGTTCTCTGGTGCAGTGAAGTCCGTAGCCTTTAATGGTTCAGTTATCAAACTGGTTATGGAGTATGACGATGGTGTTTACTTAGAAAACCTAAGTCTTGCTAATGACTCTGCTAGCTCTGATATGGTGTATACCAGTACCTTAGATAACTATGGTGGCGGTGCTGTACTCCTTGACAGACGTTACAAGGTAGCCAACGCTACGCTTCCCTACACTAACGGTTCCTCCCTCTTCGTGAACACTACAGGTTCTGTAAGATCACAGGCAGATGCCTTACTGGATGTAGCTAATGGGGATGTAATTTACTCAGGCATTCCGTACACCTTTAGGTATCAATTTAGTGAACAGGTCTTAAAGCAAGACAACAAAGCAATCACAACCAACAAACTACAGATACGTACATTCCATATCGTATATAACGACACGGCTTACTTCAAAGTCGAAAGCACCCCCAAGGCACGTCCTACAAATACCATTGAGTTTAATGGCAGGATACTTGGCTCCCTAAGTAACATATTAGGCCAAGCCAACCTAGCTGAAGGGAGCTTTAGAGTACCCGTTATGACCAGCTCTAAGTATGCACATGTGGTTATTGTCTCAGACAGTTACTTACCTTGTGTATTCCAAAGTGCTGAGTTTGAAGGTTTCTTAACTCAAAGAACCCAAAGGATTTAACCAATGGCCCATTACCGCGATTCCGTTCAGGAAGACGTGACTGTGCTTGCTGCAAAAATGCGACAAGCTGACGTTAGGGAAGTTAAAGCATCTAATGGCTTAACCCCGCTTGAAGCCCTCCAAAGAGGCTTTGAGGCTTCTAATGCTCAATCCATTATTCACAAGGGAGAACTGATCGGAATGTTTGGGTGCGCCCAGATTGATGACCTAATAGGTTCTCCGTGGATGTTAGGTTCCGACAAGATACCTCAGATCAAGAAAGACCTGTTAACGCAATCCGTGGAATGGGTCAAAGAAGTAAACCAAGAATACCCCCTACTTGTTAACTATGTGGATGCCCGAAACAGGGTGGCCTTAAGGTGGCTCAGTCACATTGGATTTTCCTTTGTGCAGTACCTCCCACAGTTCGGCGTAGGGCGTATCCCCTTTTATGAGTTCGTAAGGATTAACCATAATGTGTGACCCAACAACAATTCTATCGGCTATGACCTCCATTGTTCAATATGGTGAGCAACAGCAACAGGCGCAAGCCAATGAGAGGATAGCCAACCGCACCCACCTTAATGATGTAAGGCAGTTAAACCTACGTCAACGTCAAGAAGAAGAAGCGGAGAGTCAACGAGGTTTTGAAGCCGATGTTCAAGCAGCACGTGACACAGCTAAGGCCAAAACAGCCGCAGGTGAGTCTGGTGTAGCAGGACTATCCGTGGATGCCTTAATGTCTGACATTCTGCGCCAGAACCTATTTGACGATACCAAAGCCAACACCAACCTCTTAATGACTAAAGCTCAGATCAAAGAAGAGAAAGAAGGTTCCAAAGCGAGGCGGCAGTCTCGTATTAATGAAGTACCTCACCCTAACTTCGCAGCCACAGCTTTGCAGCTTGGCGGTCAAGCATACGAAGGTGGTTACTTTAAAAAGACCCCGTTCAAACGGAAAGGCATAGGTAGTCCCTCTGCCCGTTAAATTATTATATAAGGAGTTATCGCCGTGGCGAAACAACGAGTCCAAACCCAATACCAACAAGGTCAGGTGCGCCTGAACCCCCAAGCTTCCGTAGTTGATACCTTTGTACGTCCATCACGTAATGACCAACTAAGTAAGGCATTAGATTCTGTTACAGGTAATGTAGCTAGAGTACAGCAAGAAGAAGAACGTGAACTGGATATGATTCAGGCGGGTAAGAAACAAGCTGCCCATGCTTCATATAATGTAGGGTATAAATCCCTTATGGAGCAGGAACGCTTTTCAAGATTAAGTGCTGAAGAAAAGGCAGAAGACTCAGAATACAAAGAGTTGGTTAACAGCACCTTATCCCAAGTAACTGATGAAACACTTCGCGGTGTCTTGAGCAACTCTATTACTCAATCAATGGTTGCCACCAGTGACGCAGCTTCGGCTGGATGGGAACGTAAAGACCTACTAGAGGCAGGTGCTGATCTTGCTAGTGGTACGGTTGACTTATGGGTGGATGAATCCACTGCTCAGTACGAACTTAACCCAGATGCCACTGCTAGTGTTTCTCCAGACGGTTTGACTCAAGAGCAGTTACAGGAAGAAATGGTTCTAGGACTTCCTTCAAAAATAGCAGACATTGAAAGGATTCTTAAAGAGAAGTACGGCTACTCTAATACAGACCTACAAGAGTTCTGGCTCCTTGAACAAGAAAGACGTGGTGAGGTTTTTCACGATACTTTAATTGGCGACTACCTTCTTTCAGCAGGTCACGGTGGCCCTGAGTTCCGTAATAAAACCATAGCTCTTATTGAAAGAGCTAAAGCTCACGCTCTTGTTAAATCAACCATAGCAACTACAGATGACCTAATGCGTTGGCAGGGACAAGCAGGTGCAGGTACATTTAAGGCTGACTCTGACCTTCAGGCTCGTAAGGCTATGAAGGAAGAGCGTATCACTACTCACCAATATAGGGCGCTACATACTGCAAATCTTACAGCCATTAATAATCAAGCTGCCAGTGCTCGTTTAAAAGGCGCTACAGCTACAGGTGTTGCCATGCTGTTAGCAGGTGAAGGTATTGTAGGTGAAACGACTTACGTAGATGCAAACGGTGTTACTAAGACCGTCAGCAAATCCGACATTGAGAGAGCAGCACAGCTACGTATCTCAGAAATGGTTAAGGAACAAGTGCCAGATGGCGACCCTGATAAATCACTAGCCGTAGAGATTGGCTTGTACACCCGCGCTAACCTAATAAACAATAAGTGGGCAGCTCAGGTAGGCAAGGCTTTTGACAACTTAGGTTCTGGTGACATGGGTCCTGAATCACCACAGTGGAAAGCCACTATGTCTAAGTTCAAGTTGATGAAGCACTTACATGCTGGCAATCCTCAAATGTTCAAGAAGTATCTTACAAACCCTACACACCGCATTATGTTCACAGATTGGCGTGTCATGTCTGCTTATGATAACAGCGAGACAGACGCACTACGTCAGCTAGGCTCTGCTGACCATTTACCATCGAAAGCTTCAAATAAAGACCTCCAAGGTTTTGCTGATGCAATCGTAAGTAACCTCGACAAGTGGACTAAATGGGACGATGTAGCAGGTGATGATGAACACGTGAAGACATTGTTTAAGGAGAAGATGGTTGAGTATGCCAAGGTGGTTGCTAAATACAGTGGCCTAAACCCTAAGGAGATTGTTGATGAATACATGGACGAGGTTGTAGCTGACCATTCAGTAGTCAACGGCAAGTTAGTGTTCATGGGTAACTTTGATTTGGATAACAACCAGTTCCAAAAGGATGCTCAACTTCACTTAGAGAAGATTAAAGCTTCTATAGCCTACAATGCCGCAGACGTTGGTCAACTTACGTTACGTCACACAGGCCGTGGAGATACCTTTTGGATTGTAGACCAAGCAGGTCGAGTCCTACCCACAGCCCCACTAAGCCTTAGCAGCTTTAATGGTGCGTATGCCAAGCAGGAACGCCACAAGAAGCGTACACAGGCTAACGAGCAATTAAACAACAAGAGCAATAATGTATCTGCTCGTTCTGGAGCACGTTAATTATGGAAACAGTAGGAGACTTTACTTCACTTTTTACCACAGACTCTACAGTCCCTAAAGACCCTTCAATGGTGATTAGGATGGCTACAGAGAACGGTAAGATATTCGACCCTAACGTTAATGCTTTCGTTGATAAGCCTGATGACTACGGTATGTTGGACACCTTCAATGCAACGCAGGAGGAAGGGGCTTCTATGTGGGAGCTTGCTAAACGTGATATGGCAGTGGGCAATGCCTATGATGCTGACTTCAGGTTTGACGATAGAATCATGGAAACTTACTTTAAGGACACCCCTGAACAGTTCCATGATTCTATGTTTGAAGCTACTTCAGAGGGAATGCTAAAGCAGGTTATGGAGCAAGTGGCGCAGACACGGCATAACCAAGCGATACTTGCCGAGAACTTTGGGGATTCCCCAGCAACGACTGTACTTGCAATGTTAGGCGCTGGTGTCCTTACACCTGAGAATGCAGCGTTAACAGCCATTCCCATTGCTGGTGGTTTCTTAGCAGGTGCTAAAGGACTTGCTAACGTGTCTAAAGGTATTAGCACTTTAGGCAAGGCAATACAAAGTGCAACCACAGGCACTACACGTTTACGTACTATGGGTAAGATGGGTGCTTTCACAGGAGCGCAGGGCGGCTTAGAAAGCATCTATGCCGCTAATGTCCTTCCTGACTTCACCACAAATGACATGCTGGTTGATACAGCGTTCTCTACTTTGTTTGGTGCAGGTATGGGTGGTTTTGTACATAACTACGCCAAGCATGTGGATGATTTTAGAGAGCATGAAGCGGTGTCAGCTATACATGCTGGAGGTGAATTAAAGAACCCTGACATACAGGTATCTTTAGACGCCCCAGAAGCCACACATGCCCCTCAACGTATTGACGAGATTGATTCCCCTGAACAGGGTAAGACCCTCTGGGGAACTAACTGGATTAGTAACATCCTCTCCCAAGGGGCTGCGTTACGCGGCTCAGACAATCCTATTGTACGTAACTTCTCCCGCATCCTAGTTCAGGACAACCGTGTGAACAATAAAGGAGGCACTAACATTCAAGCTGTTTCCTCCATTCAAACACGTGTTACTCGTGCTTCACGCGCTACCTTAGCAAGGGTTTCACGCCCTGAGTTCAACAAGTGGCTTAAAGGTACTAACCATTCATGGGGCAGTCCTAAAGCACATGATGAATTTGAGACAGCAATCACTAGAGCTGTACGTGACGATGATGTGTATAACACTTCACCTAAAGAAGTCAAAGCAGCAGCCGACAATGCACGTAAGGTCTTTAAGGATTTACTAACAGCTAAGAAACGTTACCGTGTAATAGGTTCTGAAGGTACGGAATACAACCGTAACTACGTTCCTACTGATTGGGATTCTGCCAAATTACGTGCCGTTACGAAGGAACACGGTGAGGCTAAGGTTGGCAAGATTATAGGACAGTCTCTTGCCGCTAAGAACGGGTGGGATTTAACATTCTCTGTACGCCTTGCTCGATTATTCATTCAGAAAGTCAGTGGTTTAGATACTGGTATTTACGGTACTAAGCTGGATGGAATCATGGATGACGCTGGAGAAATGCGTAAGTGGTTAGTAGATCAAGGTGTAACTGACGCTGAGATTGATGCAGGTATGGGGGCAAAAATGTCTTCCAGTGGGGGCAAGAAACGTGTGCCTGATACCAACATGCGTCAACGCTTGGATATGGACTATGAGACTAAATTCTCAGCCGATGGTTTAACCCTATCTGTAAGTGATCTTCTTAATAACAACATGTCTGACGTGGTTCAGAACTATGCCTTTAAATCAGGCCGACACATTGGCTTTGCCCGTAACGGTATTGATGGTGCAGGTATGGACTCCTTTGAAGAGGCTATTAAGAAGGTTGAGAAGTGGGGGTCAGATAACAAACAAGACCCTCTTAAGACAGCCCAAGAGGTTGACCACATACGCAGCTTATTAGAGGGTCTTAAAGGTTCTGAACTTATCAATGATAAGGCACTAGGACGTAACAAAGGCAAGACTAAGGGACTCCAGTTAGCTCGTAACATGACCTACTTAGCCTACTCTGGTTACTTTGGAATGATGTCTCTCATTGAAGCAGCAAACATTATTGCCTATGGCGGCTTTAAAGTTATCTTCAAGGTAGCCCCTCAATACAAAGATTGGCTAAGAGCCGCCCGTAATGGTGAGGTATCTAACAACGACATGCAGAATATTCTGGATGCTTCAGGCTTAGGTACTCACGGTTTAACAGGTGCAGCTTCTACACGTATTGACGAGATTGGCGGTATGGTCGAACACATGGACCCTTACTGGCAGAAAGCTCGACAGATTCAAGGTGTTATCTCAGGACTCACTCCCCTTACTGACTTCCTACAACGCTTAGATGCGGCTGTGATGCGTCAAAAATGGATGGACGGTGACATTCCTAAAGCCATGCGTCAAGACACTGGTATCACTGATGCAATGTATGACCGTATTCAGGCTCAGATCAAAAAGCATGGTGATGGTAAACGTGTAATGAACTACGCTGATTGGGATGATGTAGAAGCGCAGGATGCTTTTATTAACCATGTCTCAATCGAGGTACGTAACAACGTCCAAGAGACTGACATAGGCGCTACTAATAGTGTCTTACGCGGTCAGGTTGGTTCTACTGTAGGTCAATTCTTAAGCTTCGTTGTTGCTTCTCAAGAACAGCAGTTTGCACGTATGAACCGCAGGTCCGTAAACGGTATGGGTGTTGAAGCAGCTTATGTTGTTATGGGTCAGATGCTTATGGCAAGTCTTATCACAACAGCACGTACTCATATAAATGCTGGAGGACGTTCAGACGAGAGGGAGTACCTTGAAGAACATTTAAGCCCCCTAGCTGTAGCAAGAAGTACAGTAGCTTACACAGGAGGCTTCGGTGTACTCGGCATGGCTACTCAAGTTCCAGATAACATAGCTCGTGGTTGGGGTTCCAGTTTCGTATCCAACCCTCTTGTGGGTTACTTGGACAGTATAGGCCACCTTATTAACGGCGGTATGAAAGGCGACGGTTTCTCTGAAGCAGATGTTCGTTCAATGACCCGCGCATTGCCTTTTCTCAATCAGGCGTACACAAAGACAGGCTTAAACCTTATAGCTAAAGAACTAGGAGATTAACAATAATGGCTTATAGCTTTATTGAATATGTCTCAGACGGGGCTACAACTTCTTATCAAATCCCGTTTGAGTACGATCAGCAAGCAGACATAAGTGTGTATATAGAGGGGGTCGCTCAGACCTCCTTTACCTTCACTTCTGCTAACACAATTAATTTTACAACCCTACCCTCAAATAACGCTTTAATACGTATTGAACGTGCGACTGATTTAGAGAGCCGTGTGGTTGATTTTAGTAACGGTGCAATCCTTACTGAACACGACCTTGACGCTGCAAACATACAGGTATTTAGGGCAGCGCAAGAAGCTATAGACAAAGCTGAGTCAGCCATTGTTAAGGACTTAGCAGGTAAGTATGACGCTCACGGACGTATCGTAACTAATGTTGCAGACCCTGTGGACGCCGCAGACGTAGCGACCAAAGCTTATGCTGACGGTGTTCGTGCTGATTCTGAAACACGACACACGGACATAGTAACCAAGCACACAGAAGTAATCATTAAAGCCTCAGACGTTACACAAATCCGTGACGAACTCTAT